TCTCCACACTTTGAGAAAAAAGAAATGGCGTAATCTGGAACGTCGGCTACTTCTAAGCGGAAACGGGAAACCGAACGGCTGTACTTAATTGTAGTATTTCCAAACCCGTCTTCGTCTTGCTCTTTTTCTCTCACTACATCCATTCTATCCCATGCGAACTTCGTAGGGTAGAACATTTGTTCGTAGCCATTTTGGTATAGTACCGTTCCCTTGTCGGTAGGATGTCCGAAGCGCATGCGCCAAACTGGCGTCGGCTCGGCGTCTTCCCGAAGGTGCAACACTTCGCTGTAATATACTATACCGTCCACCGTTAACCATACTTCCCAAAAACCACACGCCGGAATCGTTGAAAGGTCGGTATCACCATCCCATGTTACCCACACGTTGCCGTCAACATCCTCAGCAACTACCAAATCTAAAGCAGACATTGCGGTAAATGTACTACCTGTGTCATCAACCGGGTTAACCAGCTTCCAAGACAACGAACCGCCACTAGGTAGCATCAACTGAAACGGGATGAGCCGCGACCGTGGACATTTTAGGCCAAACGGGTGACGATCCTGCCCCGGCTGCTTGTGCCGCTGGAAAGTTTGTTCTAAATTGAACTTTAGGATATTACCCGGATTGAGTGGTTTCATTAGTGCAACAAAGTTAATGCAATCGTTCCTCTTTTTGTGTCTTGCTCTGCCGTTTTCACCTCACACCACCCGAATTGAGTATTTACAAGCTCTGACGGCTCAAAAGTATCATCACAGCAAAACGGTATTGTTATTTTAGGCTGTGCGTTCACCTTCGCTATACTATTTACCGTGTACCCTGGCACGTTAGCCGTTGCTGCTAAATGGAAGCGTCCGTCTGCCCAAAGTTTCGGAATGATGTAATCCCACGAAAACGCACCGTTTGCCTCGCCCCCCAAAGTATTCATAAGGAAGTTACCGCCGCCAATGTCGTGCGTAGCCATAAGGAAAAACCCGTCAAGGCCCGCGTCTTGGTTCTCAACAAGCCCGCCGAAATCTGTGTTTAGCTGGTTGGCCGTTCTTTCGTCTCCCTGCGTTGTGGCACATTGTGCCGGGTATGTGATCCGCTTAACCAAAAACTTCGGCCTATACGATTCCTGGTAAGTGAATGATTCAAAGTTTGGCACTTCCTTTTCCGACTTAAAGCTGTCAAGCCCAACGATATACTTGCCCCCGTCAAGCGTTACAAGGTTCAAGCCGTTCACGCCATTGAAGTAGGTATAGTGCTCAATCCTGAGCGTCTTAACCCCTAACACGTTGGTAATCGTGTAGAACAGGTTGAATATCTTTATTTCCTCAAAAAACTCCTTTAGGCTCAAATTGAACCGTGTAGCGTCGTTCGATGCTGTCGCCCTTACGATGTCCGACTTCTGGAAAAGATAAACGTTTTGAAGATTGTCAGCGGCGAACGTGTAAGCGTCATTTGTAGGCGCTGTGGCGTCCGGGTTTATTCCAAAGAAGTCAGAAACAACATTATCAAAATCGCAACCAAGCGCTAAAACAGCATCCGTTAAAACCTCACCAAGCGCCCGACCGTTTGATATGGGCGAAGGGTTGACCGCTTGCGCCTCCCACTGAATACCTGCCTGCGAAAATTCGTAGGATATTTTTGGAAATGAGACAGAAACGGGCCGCACCCATGTTGTACCCGCCGTATTTATCCACCCGTCGCCCGGTGGAGGGCTTGCGCTGTCAATTGTTTCCCTTGCCCATGTGGTCTTTGCTATCATTGTCCACGGTATGCCAGCGATGAAATACTGAAAATGAATTATCGGCCTCCACGCCAGTGTAGGGTGCGGGTCTTGCGAAGACGTGATCGTTCCGCCCCAACAAGTTTCGCTAAAATGTAAATCAAGATCAATGGCGGCAAAGGTTTCGGCAGAATCACAATCTGTTGTTTCTATCGTTGCCCCGGTGACAAAGGTTTGTATCCTGGTTGGCGTTGCGTAGTTCAACCAATTCGACTTGTCATTGAATCCCTTGTTCGCACACTCGTACACGTCGGCTGGCAATACATCAAATGACACTTCGCATCTGCTGGTGTTGTAATCTCCCTGGAATATTGGGATAGTGCCGCTGTGCCACGTTGACCAAACCCCGCCGCATTTATTTTCAATCAGTAGTGCAATCTCTGTGCAATCGCCTAAGTCGTAAAGGCTTTTGAAATACACATAGTCGTCTTTTCTGAATAGCAGCTTTGTCGTGACTTTTAGGCGATACGACCGCGTTCCGTCTTCACGCTGCCATTGGCGTTTAAGCCCCGAATTAAACGGGAATACCGGCGTATCTGTTATGCCGTCGCTGGCTGTGAATCGGAACGTGTCGAAAAGAGATGGCACAGGCTAAGGATTTGTTGTTGATGGAAGTCCGGCACCGTAAATCAAAAATCCTTCAGGTGTTTTTCCAACTACTTCATCTATCGGGTGGTGTAGTGTTGTGTACCATCTCGAAAATTCTGAATTTGGGTAATCACGCGCAGCCGCAAACGCCAACCCATCTACCACATTCATAATGCTTTTCGATGGCAATAAAAGCAATGAACATCTACCATCAGTGTAAATACTTAGCCTGAAACCGTCTGTTATGTCAGACGATATGCTGATATTTATTCCAGAATCGTAAAGGCGCTGTAAAACTTCGCCTACCTGTGAGGATGTGAAAAGTATCATGGATGTCTTTGATTTAAAATTTTCATTTGAATGGGTCTGGCATCGGAGTTAGCCCATCAAGGGGTTTCGCCCGCCTTTCTTACAGTCTGGCCGCCATTTGCTGTTATCAATTACGGATTCCCCGTTAATAGCCCCGCCTTTGGTGTAAGATTGAACATGCTCCCATTGCGTTTTAGGCATTACTGAAATATACCATGCCGTAAATGATTCGCTAAACCGTTCGTCTGCAATCCTGTATGCAAGTGAATTTACCATGTCGTTAAGATCGCCGACAATCTCATTTTGGATTAACGACTTTTCTTCACAACTAACCCGCGCCGACAAACCATTTGGCGTGTTCAATATTTCAATGGCCACTCCTTCATTCAAAAGGCGTTGTAGCACATCGAAAGCGCCGTCTTTGGTAGAAAGGGCTGGGCTGCCTGAATATGTTGATTTTAGCATGTTGCGTTATTTTTTTAGTTCCGGTCTTAAATGAAACGCTACACCGTCGCTGATCCATGAAAGATGATGACGACAATTGAACCCACCGCAATCAACAAAAGGATCATACCCGATTTTTGGCTTCCCTTGAAAATTAAGGTCTGACCACTTGGATATTTCAGGGCGGCTAAACACCTTGTTCACCCGCGTAACACAAAACGGCCTCGAATCTTCCTCCAATGTTCCGCTATAAATCGCGTGATTCAATCCTAACTTATCAGCATATACAAGGTTGGCAGTGCGGTCTATTCGCTGAAAAAGGTCAAAGCTATTCGTTGACCAATACCTTTCCAGCATTCCCTCCCCAGGCTTACCAACAAACACCTGCTTGAAAGTTTTTTGGAAGTCTTTTAGTGGCATTTTTTGAATGATCGCCTGATTCACTAATTGCGCTATTTTTTGCGCCGCTTGCTGATTAGAAAACAGGCTTTCAAAATACCCACCCGGAATGATGCTATTTGCCCCGGTATTGTACCCCCATCTTTGAAGCGTCAAACGCCGTGCCGTTTCGGCTACCGTTTCGGCGGGCGCTGCAAAGCTCTCAAAGTAATCGTTATTTAACCCGATAATTTCGCCCGTCCAATCAAGCACACTACCCAACATCGTGCCTTTAAACTTCGCCTGAAACGCTGCGAATACCCGGTACAATCCCTGCACTTTTGAAAGATTTGAAGCCGTGTACTTTATCTTGCCGCCGTCCGTGTCAATTGCTCCAATAGTCCAATCAATAACCGCCGTGTACCCTGCGTTTTGAAGATCCCGAACAAGCGCCGCCGTAGCCTTTCTGGCTTTTTCAGCGGCGTTAATCCGTGCGTTTGTCAGGCTTTCAAGCGTCGGCATTTACATCTTCGTTTGCGGGTGTTTCCTCTACCGGGTTTATTGGGCTGTTGAAGTTTGGAACGCTGTCTACCTCTGGCTGCTGAATGAGCGCCGTTATTTCTGCCACTTGTTCAGCAACTATCTGCTTTTGCTTTTCGTAGGTCATTTCGTAGAACATAGGGTTCTTCGCCTCAATTTCTTGAAACACCTTCAACCAGTTTTCCCAAAGTACCCGTTCGGGATCGGTTGCCGATCTGCTTGCCACGATCATACTTACCTGCTCATCGTTTTTGTCATCCCACGGTTTGAACTTGTACCGCGCTGCAATTGATTTTTGAATAGCCGGGTTTCCTTCAAATGTTTTTTGGAAAATACGGTTTCTTTGCGCGACAATCGCCTCGTAACCAACTCCAGATTTTTTGATGTTGTCAAAAGTCGTCACCATATCGGTCAATTGGTCAATTTTAAGGTCATCGGGGTAGGACTTATCGACCTCCAACTCAAAGCCCTGGTACTGTGCGCCTACTCGAAAGAATAACTCAAAGAATCGACATTCAAGCGCTCCAAAAGGGGCAAGTACGTCGGATATACCCGCCGTCAACTCGTTTATTTCGGTAGCCGTTTTGGTGGTGCTGTTTGTCGGCTTTTGGAATAGCCCCGCCCCAAAAAGCGTGTTCATTATTTTGGCCGTCGTGGCTTCGATTTTCCCGTCAAGCCATTCTAGCAGGTCAATCTTTATTTCCTGTGTGTGCGAAAGTTTTGCCAACTCTATCATTTCCTTTTGGCCGTCCTCTGGCAGGATAAGCAACACCTTCGCCTGTTCTGTTGAGAAATTGGCAGGGATACCCGTTCCGTTGCATTTGTGGCACCTGTGGTCAGCGTCATGTATGCCACCGTAGTACCCGTAGTCACACTCCCCAAAATCAACGTGAGTATCGTGGCAGGCGCTTGTAAACTCCCATGTTTGAGGATAGGCGTGTGTTGTCAGTAGAACGTCTGCAATTGACTTGTACCGCATCAAATCCCGAAAGTCATCCATTGCAGGATCAAACCACGGAACTTTACAGCCCATTCCGCCCGTACTTTCGTCATCATAAACACCAACACATTCGGCTGGAACTTCTTTCGTGCCGTTCGTCTTAACCCGGACGTAAAATAGTTTGGCTTTTGGTTGGCCTATGTACTCAATTTGAGCAAGTGGAGAATTTGTCTTTTGCGCTTTTGGCTTAGCGTCCGACGGGTAAATCTCAATCATCATCTCAACGTCGCCCGCTTCCTTGATCGTCTTTTCTCCAACTTCACGCGCCTGTACTATGTACCCCGGCGCATATAGGTAGAAATTTTCGATGATCTGGTCAATGCGGCTTTTTGGCGTTGCGATGCGCTGCATTTCAGACGTCCGTACCAATACCCATTCCAGTTCGCCGAAAGTTCTTTTGAAATTCAAAACGTCCTCGCACCCGACAATGAACGGGTAAACGATTGTATTGATAATAGTGCCTTCCTGGTTACGCTTATCCCGACGCTCTGCGATAATCCACGCGTTCGGGTCGTTCACGCCGTAAAACTCAAGGATCCTGTTTTGCCACTGGTCTAAAGATTCACCCGGCATGAAATTATAAAATTGATCCTGCAATTTAACCAGCGCCTCATCACTAGAAGCCTTGAAAGTCTTTCGGATACCCTCAACACGTGGCATGCGCTTAAAATATCGGCGGGGTGCTGCTAACGCTGACTTGGTTGGCGGGTTGTGTAGGCGTATCCGTTGCGCCTTTAAAGTATCTTCTTCAAAGCGCCGATACCTAGTTATCTCGTCCTCCCAACCGATTGAGGCAGAAATCATTTTTGCGTTTTTCTTTACTTCAATTGCCCTGTCATAGTTGGCGTGTCGAAGCTGAAAAGCGATGTTATCTTTCAATATGGAAAGCAGTTCGTCTGGTGTCATCGTTTTAGCCTTAAACAGAATTTTATTTTTCAAAGTCAGGTGTAACCCTCGGCAAATCTCGCACCAACAAATTATTTTTAGGCTTTTTGCAAACTTTTATTTTGATAAACCTACTTTGTAACGCAAAGTTACAACAAAAAACTACCCATTTGCAAAGCGAGCGCCACGTTTACCACTTGATTCATTTAATATCATGCCAGTCAGGCAATCTACTTGGTCATCATGCGCGGCGTTTGGGAAAGCAGCGCACTCATTCAGGAAGTTGTTAACCCATTCCATGCCTTCGGGGAGAAAAACCCTGCCGCCTTCCAAAACACCTGAAACGCTGTTTACCCTTGAAACCTTGCTTTCTTTTGGGGAAACGCCCTCTTTTATATTAAGGTCTGTTCCGGCCTTCATTACCTGTACAATGCTTTTACCCGTGGCTTTAGGCTCAACGCGTATTATTGAAAGGCTTGTATAACCGTTCCTTTGGGAGAAGTCTTTTGTGAACTTGACTTGCTCGTTAAATTCCATCCAATCGGCCGATACCTCCAATACATAATAGTCGGCACCCTCTTTTACATACGCTATTCCAGCCGTAGGATCGTTCTTTTCCTCGCTCGTGTACGCCGTATCAATGAAGAAATTAACCTTTTTATTGGCAAGGCTGTATTTCCTTGGGTCATATCTTGGGAACCACACTTTTTTTATAAGCCCACCGTCCTCATCACTTGGCTTCTGCTGGTAAAGCGCTATCCATGACCTTGTACCTACATCTTCCTTGGTTTCTAACAACGCTTCACGGCTGTATCTTTCAGGCCAAAGAGCATCGCCTATGCTTCTATTTTCTTCCGGTGCTTCGCACAATGCAGGAAGCGAAATAACCTCCTCGCCAGCCTTTCGACCTTTTAAAACCCTTCCTGTTAGGTCGTCATCATGCCACCTAGTTTGGCATATTACTTCAATTGCCCCCGGCTCAAATCGCGTTCTAAACGTAGTACGATACCATTCCCATGTTTTATCCCTAATCGTCTTACTGTCTGCATCCTCAGCGTTTTTGACCGGGTCATCAATGATACCAACCGTAGCGCCTGCTCCAGTTATGCCACCACCAACACCAGAAGCCAAATAATACCCCTTGCCGCCAACAATATCGAAGCGCTTAGTAGTGCGCATGTACCCGCTTTCGCCTTCCGATAACTTTACTTCGGGGAATAATTCAGCATATTTTTCGGATGTTATAATTCTTTGGCAATCCCGGTTCATTGCACTGGCAAGGTCTAGCGCGTAGCTTGCTACTATCACCTGCTCATTTTGATTCCGACAAAAGCACCACGCCGGGAACAACCTTGAAACCAACTCGCTTTTCCCGTGACGGGGTGGAAGCATCACAACCAGCCTACTGTATTTCCTGTCTGAAAGCCTTTGTAGGGCATCAATCAAAACAAGGTGGTGCCAGTTGAACTGATATTCATGGCTTACAAATCTTATGAAATGTAGAAACGAATCCTTTGCAAGCGACGCGGTTAGCTGCCTGACATACTCGTTGTCTATTTGAGGGATACTATGCCCCATTTTTTGACTTTTCGATCAATGCAAGCATGGCCTCTTTTTCCTGAACAGACAACGCATTAAAACTAAAGTTCAGCCCCTCGCCTTTTGTGGTATGGTCAACTGATTGCTTTGCCCTACCATGCGCCCGGTCTAACATTTCTTTCAAAATTTCAATACCTCGCTTGCCTGTCATCTCTTTTGCCGCAATTCTAAGTATTGCCGGGTACTCGTTTTCCTCCTTTGGCGTACCGCCTATGGCTATAATTTCGCTAAGTGGAAGCGCCAATAGGTATTCGTATGCCTCAGCTACGGTTGTTGCCGTAGCTCTCTCTATCCCGCGTTCTTTGAACTCCCTGGCCAAATGAGAGAACAGTTTTACCGGCCTCCCGTTTGGGTTGCCAGATTGCCCTTTTTGCCATGGCTTAGGGTTGTCATCTGGATTTATATTTGCTTTTCCTCCTGGCATAGCTCTACGACTGCTATACGACTGTTTACTGTCTCAACGACAAGTCCATAAATTCCTTTCTTGCGTTTGGGTCTTCCTTAAATACACCAATCAACTTACTCGTTGTCGTCCATGTGTCATGCTTTTTTACACCTCTCATTTCCATGCACAAATGTCGAGCAGTAATCGTCACGGCAACCCCTCTAGGCGAAAGCTTCTCATTGAGGTATTCGGCGACTTGCGTTGTGATCCGCTCCTGATTTTGAAACCTGCGAGCGAACATTTCCAATACCCTTGGCAGTTTTGATAGTCCAACAATGGTCATAGTATTTGGTATATACCCAATAGCAGCGGTGCCAAAGAAGGGAGCAAGATGGTGTTCACACAGTGAAAAGAAAGGGATGTTTTTAACGAGTATCATCTCGTCCACACCCTCTGAGTCAAATGTGGTAAAATTGAACTCTGGAGGGGTTAAAAATTCTTTTAGGAATTTGACATACCTACGAGGTGTATCAACCATACCTGGCCTGTTACCGTCGTCGAAATATTGAATAATTCGAGCGGCATTGTCCTCCAATTCCTCGGCTCCTGACTTCTCCCATGGAAACCGCAGCCAAACCCCTGCTATATCTGGTTCGGTTGTTTTGTCAAATAGGGCAACAAATGGCTTGTCAGGGAATAGTGTAAGGTATCGCGCCATGGTTCTACCGGAATCAATAAGATCGTCAATGATTATGTCAGCCTGCTCGGGTGTGTCAACCGGGTTCATCATAGCTGCGATGTATTGGCCTCCCCTTGGAACTCCATAGTATTTTTTGGAATTACTCAACCCCATTTCAATCATACGGGCTTTTATCTCAGCCCAAGTTATAATACGTTCCATAGTTTATGACTTTGAACTGAAAGGTTCCAGCTCGGGTTTTGAAGACAAAGCGTGATACAATGCTTTAGGTTTTCGTCGTTTATATTGTAACCGTCAAAGTGTGGACTAAGAAAGTAACGAATTGCTGTGGTTTGAGGTTGTGGAATTTCTTGCCCAGCATGGCGCACATACCTAAGTTCGTCAACACCATCTGGAAAGTTCTTTTTTACAATATGTTCTGCCACTTTTGGCGAGACGCAAATGTAATCAAGCCCGGGTGGAGCAGGGTTCAGCCCGGACGTCTCAATCGCTTGGTAGTATCCCTTTGACTTGAAAAATATTACCACTTCCTCGGTGAGTTGGTCGGTAGGCTCCCCACCAGTCCAAACAATTTCTTTCCCTTCGTACTTCGATATTTTTAGGTGGAGGCCATAAATAGATATTTCTGCGCCGGATTCAAACTCGGTATCACACTTTATTCCCATAGCAGCGCATGCGTGTTTTGCCTTGCAGCCTTGTAGTCTGATAAAAATTGATGGACGACCGGCGCGGCCTCCTTCCCCTTGGAGTGAGTAAAAAATCTCGGATACTTTGAGCGTTGGTTCAGAGTTCATAAATGGCTGCACATTTGCGGGTTTCCTCAACCCGGCATTTAGTTAAAATACAGTTTAGGCCTTTTAATAGGGGGGGGGCGATTTCCTCGACCATGTACTTGGCGATATTCTCCGCAGTTGGGTTGAACGAAACCTGAACTACGCCATCTGGGTCAACAACTTTGAGTGTTTCATAAATAGGGTCGTTGACCCATATCAAAAACTTATGGTCGAAGTTTTGCTCCAACCACTCGCAAAGCGTTGACTTTATCACAGAGAAGTCAAGCACCCGACCAATACTGTCAAGGTCTTTATCCGGCTCTAAAAAAAATGTGAATCTGTAATTGTGTCCGTGAAGATGGGCGCACTTGTTTTCGTGTCCATAAACCCGATGCCCGCAACAAATGTCATGGTATCTTTCTGCTGTTATTTTGCTCATAGCCAACCTTTTTCTTTAGCTTCACGGAATCCTGCAGCACGAAGTTTAGTGGCAGGGTTATCCTCTATCCCAAAACCCCACTCATTTTTCACCTTGGAGCCGTTGTAGTCTGTCATGGAGTAGTCAATAACAATATCCAAGCATCCAAGATCCTTCGCCATTTTCCACGTTTCCGCCTTTGTAAGATACATTAACGGAGTATGTATGTGAAAGTCAGCGTCCATTGCCAATGTCAGCGCCAATTGCTGCGCATCAACAAACCTTCTTCGACAATCCGGGTAGCCTGAAAAGTCTGTTTGACACGTTCCGGTCACAATATCAAAAATATCCTTACCAAATGAGTATGATCCAGCAATTGTAAGAAATAAAGCGTTTCTTCCAGCCGTAAAAGAATTTGGAAGTGCCGCGTTCTTTTCGTGCGCTTGGTTATGATCTTTTTCGTAGTCTATTAAAGATGAGCCGCCCAAAAGACCCACAATATCAAGGATCACAAAATCCACGCCAGCAATTGACGCAATATGTGCCGCCTGTTCCAGTTCTATTTTGTGGCGTTGCCCATAATGAAATCCAATCGCCGTTATCTTTTCAAATCTTTGTTTTGCCCAAAATAGGCAGGTGGTAGAATCTTGCCCACCAGAAAATAATATAGTTGCTGACGTTTTGCTCATTTTTTATAGGTGTTTTTCTGCATATTTTTGAAACTTAATCCACTCCCTGAAATTATTTATTGCTACCTCCCGACTCATTAATCTAGTCCCTGGAGGTTTGGGAATATCAACAATTGTTCTGCCATTAAATTTAAAAACGCTCCCTTTTCTGTTGCCATATAACCACGATGTTGAATCAACGGAGTCGAATTTATACCTTTCTATGCCTTTCAAGTTTGTATAACCAAGACCATGGACTTTGGCGCCTGCGTCTTTTGCTATTGCAATTAAATTTGCAAATATTGGATGCTCATTTAGTTTTATCTCCCTGGTCACGATCCCCCCAATTGCAACATACTTATAATCTTTAACCATCCCTTTCCAGTAGTCCATACCCCTTGACTTGTGCCATACTGGTATCGGTTGCGCTCCAGTCAATTTTTCAATTTTTTTCCTTAGCCGCTCTACCTCCTTTATTCCAACCACCGAGTCAATGTCTAATTCAAAGAATTTGTCTACTTTATATTTAGTCACAAAATCACAATATCTGACAATGTATTCGTCCCAATTTACGCTTGTTTTTTGGTCTACCATAAATGTAAATGCTCCAGAATCAAGCAAAAAATCCCAATGCCCATGTTCGATGTATGGAAACATCCATTGATGTTTCTCTAAATAAAAAAACGATTCTAAAATTGAAATTTTATTCTCAATAAAAAGGCGCTCTTTTCGATAGCCATCATTCCCGGCTAAATACATTTTCATATCATCATATAAATAAGGACGGGTATATATCCCTGCTAAAAAAATCTTCATTGCTTCTAATTCAGTATTTCCTTTCCATATAAATGAGCAATTCCCGGAGCCTCCACCAGCAAGATATATTTTCATTTCTTTAACCCTAAAAGTTGCCAAATAGCCTGCTCTGGAGTTTTCGCAACTTTTAAAAGTGCATCTTTCACTACAAGAAAATCGTCCTCTACATATTCCAAAATTATTTTCATTTTTCCGTCTGCTCCAATAACCGGGTCTTTGTCAAAAAAATTCTCCATTTCTTCATGGGACAACCCAACATCCCATACAGCCTGAACTCCCCATCCGTCCAATTCATCACTATTCCAATCAGAGGCAAGCGCCTCCACATCCCATTCAATATTGGCCTTCGCCGTTGCGTTATCGGCCAGCGCCATCTCCTTGCCCATCCTTGAATCAAGGTCTAAATCCATGCGCTGAACGGCGACTATCTGTTTCCCTGTTGTTTGAACAACGATTAAATCATCGTCTCCGAACCCTGCATTAACCGCGTTCTCAAGGGTTTTATTACCCGCGATAACCTTTCCATTTTTGTCCAAAAGGATCGAGCGCCCTGCCCCTAATTTACGCAATGACTTTTCAATAAGCCCGCCGCCAAACTCAGTTCCTTTGTTGTAATTGTTAGCGTCCGGCGTTAGCTCAGACAGCTTTGTGATTGCCTTTTTTGCCATATTGGTTTGATTAACGCAAAAACGCGCTCGATGTGGTCGGCGCGTCTATTGGTAATGAAATATCTTTTTTATCGTGGTATCCCATTCACATTCTTTCTAAATACAATACAAAAACCGAACCAGTCCTTGCCGAAAATTTATCATCCGTTTCAAACGTAACCGCCCATTTCTCGTCTGCTCCGTTCACAATGTTTTTGAGTGTCACGGTATCGCCTTCGCAAATGTAGGCATATTCGGCCCGCCAAACCTCAACGCCTGCCGATATTACCCGGCGCGTACAAATGCCGGACGCGAACGAGTAGACAGCGTGTGGGCTGGTTGATTGCTTCCAAACGCCTTGGATTAGTTCGGCGGTGGTTAGATGTGGCTCTTTTTGGCAGGAAGCGAAGGCGAGTACAATTAAAAACAGGATTGCGTATTTCATCCTTGCAAATTTACGCTTTAATCACAAAAACCCCGCCGAAATTATCAGCGGGGTAATCATAGTGAATGTTGAACCCGCCTTTCCGAGATGGGTCATGTTATTTGATGCAATGACTGTGCCGTGTTTTAGCATAGCCAATTTTGGTGTTTTGAAACATCGAAAAGCCGCTCGTCTTTGATTGGTTTTTCTTTCTTTACCTTTTCAGGTTTAGGCGCGTCCGGGTCTACCACCTTGCGAAATGGCGACTTTGGTCGGTTGTTTGGTGTAGCTGCTATTTTCATTTCTTATGGTGGTTATAAATGTCAATTGCTTCCTGGTTGGTAAGTAAAACTCCTTCCTCGTCACTCCACGAAGCCGCGTCTGGGTCTTGGTAATTTTCAATATTGTGATCGGCTTGTTTTTTCATTTTTTCGAGCATAAAACAGTACCCAGATTCATCAGTTATTTTTTTCGCCTCAATATTTATCAGCTCAACCATTCGGCTGAACGTTATTTCTTCTCTGTGCAGTTGCGCGTATAGGTCACGAAGGAATGATTCGGTTATTTTCATGTTGTAAACTTGTTGAACGCTGATAAAGGTATTTGCACCGCCCTAATTTCAGCGCCGCAAGATGGGCAATAGTTAATCCGGTAATTCGCGCCGCTATGCTCCAAGCATGCCATTAGCAAGTATCTACCCCCAAGGTTGAACCATTTGAAAGAACGTGCGAACTTTGGGAAAGCATCGCAGCACGGAACGTATTTTTCTTTTTTATCGCTCATATTTGATTTAAAGCCAGCCGCCGCGCCTCACGCTTGACGGCTGGCAGCTTCGACCATGAAGCATTATTTATATATCTTGCATACACTCGTGCCTACAACCGTCACAGCAATTACACTCATTGTTACAATCGTTTATTTCGGTTGCGTATGGGCATGTGTGCATTTCTGTTGCGGGCTTGATATGGCATGCTTGGCATGTTTCAACGGATTGCTTATTTTTGTTTATCTGATATTTTTCTTCTATTTCACGAACGATAATAAGCGCCTGGTTTGGACTTATAATTATACCCTCCTCGTCTGCAAATGATGCACCGTCCGGGGGCCACCCATCTTTAATGTCACCCTCTGATCTTATTTTAAGCATACTTATCAGAGATGTTAATTCTTCATTCATCTTCTTTCGTTCATTTTTTTAAGTTCACGATGGATGTTTTGGAGGTTGAGCGATATGCCAGCCAAGCAAATCACAATAGCAATACATTGAATATCGGTCATATCTTTTTGTTTAGTGCCATCCACGCCATCGCGGCGGCTTCGGACAAGTTACGGTGTGTGAACACCATTTCGGTTCCGGCTGGCGTCACCGACCATTCGCCGTTGTTGAATCCTGCCAATGTCTTTGGCGGTAGCGATTCGAGAAGTTCAACGGCGGTCGGGGCGAAAACGGCAATTTCATTGAACTTATCTCCAGCGTAAATACTACCGCCCATCGTGCTAAGAACAAGATTTAGTCCACCGTATTCTGGTTTTGGCCATAAAACAATAGCGTTGTCTCCAGAATGGAAATACCACAATTGCGCTAACTTAGGCAATGGTTGCGGAAACCCTGCGGCTTTAAGCGCAATCGCCGTTTTTTGTGTTACGTGGTTCATGCTTCAGTATGTAAGATAGTGAAAATAAATCCATTTTGCCGCCAAATATTCAAGCCACCAAATGAGCGCAAAGATTGGGTAAGCAATCACCGCCGCTGGAAACCAGAAGGTTTCTGTGTGACCGTCACCTTTATAAAAGTCGTGCCTTAGCCCATTTAAAACCCGGTGCATCCACTGTTCAATATGCCAGGCGAAAGGGCATACGACAAAGCCAATCGGGACCGTAAAGCCAAACACCGCCTTACTTGTTCCTCTCACCCGGCTACCGATTGACACGCCAGTGTAACCAATCTTTACCACCAAAATTTGCGGAATGAAAATAAGGAGGTACACTATACCTATCCCGGCAAAGCGGAATTTAGGTAGGGTGAACGGTTTTGATTTACGGCGCCTGCTCATTTCTTAAAAGTCAGCACAAGCACCACTACCACAAGTATCGCATTCACCGCGACTATCGCAATGTTGATCCGCATTTGCATGGTTGAAAAATCCCGCACATATCCGGCTTCTCGCTCCAAGTGCTTTATCCTTTGATCAACAGAAATGTCTTCGTTATTTTCAAGGTCTTGGTATTTCATTTTATTGGTTGGTTTGATTGGCGCTGCCGCCAAATGAATTATTTTGGTAGTAGTGATTATGCGTATCTCCACTGCTCCTACGGTTTGAGTATGCCGGATTTTCCGACGAACTTCCGCCCGATCTTGCCGCCGACAAACCAAACAGCGCAACACCTCCTACCACCGCCGCAACTGCATACATCGCATTGGCTTCGATGATGAGGAATACAGTGGTAAGGCCGACTGCAAAAGTCTTTGCACCAATCAGCGCAATAGACACTATTCCTAATGCTTTACCGACGGCTACAACTACGGGCGTTAAATCTTTTGGCTGTTCTGGCTGCGAAACAAACGGCGCAACATCGCATTTCCTGTCCCGACCTTCAAAGTATGCGGGTAGGTCAACGTGCGGAGCGTGGCGCTGTGCAGCTTCAATCATGCCTTGCACGTCTGCTGCTGCGGCTTGCTGTTGGTCGTGTAGTGTCATGGTTTTGATAGCGCGGTTAATATTTTAGGCAAAAGTTTCAATGCTTCCCGCTCTTTTTCACGTCGGCACTCATCGCAGTATTTTACGCTCCACCGGAAAAATACGTTTGTCCTTTCAGTGTACCAATCAGGCTTTTCGTAGTACGCCTTGCATGCTGAGCATTGATGTGTCATTGCTGAAATTTATTTTATAACTGTCGCCTTTCGCACATGCGCCCTAATCGGGCGGCACGCCGCAAGGCTTTGAGTTAGCCAAAATGATAAAACTACCCCTGCCTCATTGTGAGCGATTGCATTCCGCAACCGTTGGCATCTTCTGTAGGTATCTTGTCCAATGGCCGATTTCCCGCAACATCAAGTGCAAGCGTATTTAATCGGCCTATAAGGTATTTTAGGTCGTCTTGTTTTTGCTCTGACCTTGTTGCTTCGTTCCCGGAAAGCCATGTTTTGTTGTGGTATTCTAGTTGCTCAACGGCAAGTAGTTCGTGCAATTTGTAAATGATGGTTTCAAATTCTTTTTGCATTTGTGTTGAATTTTAAAATTTATAGATTCGGCTAACCCCGCTTTCCCGCCTATGCGGCGTAAACCTGGCACAGCGGGAAAGCACCAGTTAAACGGGATCGCTCCATGCCCCGGAGCTACCTTTCTGGAAATCAAAACCTACCTTGTATCGGTCGTAAATCCCCTGATTAAATTCAGATATATGAGTTATTAGACAATTACCAAGGGACACACCAAAATGCGCTTTCACTTGGTGTCAACCCTTGTAAAAAGTGTTGACGGTGAGCGGAAAAATGCAATCCACCAAAGTCGATAAAAAATTTTTCATCTCGAAGTTTTCTAAACCACTGCAAATAATCCTTGTTCATTTTATAAAAATTAGGCTTTGAAACAATCATGCTATTGGGTAATCGCGCCCGACAAAGTATCCGGCCAATATTCTATTTTCAAATTCAGACAGCGGGCGAGCCTCTGCCGCCTTCGCCTTACGACCTTGCTTTTTCACGCTATGCGTACTTTCACCCATCAAGGTACTGTGGTCGCGGCGTTGCTTCGGTTTGGTTCGCCCTGCTGTCTTTTTCTTTGTTCGCTTCGCCTTATTCGCCTCTTTGATACGTTCTGCCTGCAATGTGCTGGCAGCGTTCGCGCCGAATAGTATCATGCCGAACATGCCGAACATGAGTACCAGGCGAAAGACGCTTTCGTGTGCGAGTAGGTCAGTCAATGTCTTTCAGGTTTTCTTCAATACCTTTCCTGAAACAATCTACCATTTCATCAATGGTTATCACCCCTGATTCTAGTGCAGTTAAAATGTCCTTAGACGATAGTTCTTCGTCTCCGCATCTGTCAACAATAATGAAGTTAAAGGCAAGGTCTTCAATCTTATCTAATATTAGCTCTTTCATTGTTGGCTGGTTTAAGATGCGAAAACTAACCCCCTGGAGGAAGCGTAAACCTCCATTGCAGCATCGGCCATCTTAATGTGCAATTCGTCAAGATCGCTGTCTACATGGATTCCAGCTAAAACTTCCTCAGTTATCACAGTTTGGCTGTCAAGCCATTCGCCTATTTTTTCCAAAAGGTCTTGGCGTAGGTTGTCGAACATTGTAGAATTATCCATATTTATTGTTGGCTGGTTTTTATTACCGCGTTAATTAGGGCGTATGTGAAAGCGATTGCGAAAAGTCCGGTCATGGTTTAATTTTGACTTTGGAACTCGTTTTGTTTTGGCGCTGGCAAAACAGCGGACGCAAATAGCGCCTTCAATTCGGACGGACATTTGCCGCTGTGCCAGATGATATTTTCATTATGCTGCCGCTCACCGACTTGTCTTTGATACGTTGACCACCCCGCCGTTAATTGCCCGTATTCTGCCAGCATCACCTGATAAGGCATTGCGATAACGGGTATCTTTTCAGCGTATGGATTGCCAGACAATTTTAGGCTTTCCCGCCATTCTTCGCACCTCAATTCCAGCTCTTCAACTGTCTCATTAGGGTGAATACTTGACACCACAATCGGCCCGATGCAATTGGCGTATGTTGCCGCCCGCGCCTTTGCTTCTTTCAATGCTTGCGCCCGCTCGATTGCGGTTAAGCCCCACCATGATAGACCGATCAACATAGCCGCCGCGTAAAGTGGCAGTAATCCAAGAGCGCAGAACCCAAGTATTACCGTAACTACCAAGGCGATAGGGGGCAACTTGCTAATTTCTTGCAAGATGTTGGGGGTTTGTTGCGGTTGTTTTGTTGCAATATTTTCCATGTAACTTATTGATTTACAGATTGCAGAATTTTTCTGCAACGTTTTGCGTAGACTATTCAGGTTTGCCCTCTTCCAAAAGTGCAGTCGAGAAAGAACCGTACCTTTTTTCAACCCATGACACGCTACAACTAAGTAGCGCCGCCGCTTCTTTTTCGGTCTTTCCGTGATGCCAATGCGCCTTGCAAGCTGCATTTTTAGCTTGTACCGCACGTTCTTTCCCCCAATAGCCGCGCTCTTTCAGTACATCTAAGTCGTACCCGGTCAATTGATCTATGCTACCGTCTTGCTGCTTTTGAGCCGTTGCGGTATGGAATCCGTATGTGGCCGTTACCGGATCAATTATATACATGTCTTTCACCTTTGCCTTTGGTGGCGCTACGTGTCGCACTTTCGGCGTAGGAAGCACACAAAGCCCGGTTGCAAGCTGCTGTAACCCTTGCGGCTGATGTGGCGCAAATACCGCTTTTATGTCGCTCCAGATGCTCATTTTATCTGGTTTTTCAGGTTCTCCACTGGCGCAATTGCCAGCATCGCAATACCAACCGAAAAGAACAGCGATAATAGTAGCGCCGTAGGCTCGTTTGCACTGTTGGTCATCGTAGTGACCATGTGCAAAAACTTGGTAGGGGCAACGTACAAGCTATGCTCTAACCCTGTCAAACCGCCGTAAAACCCGGCGCAATTACAGAATATTTCGATTGAAATAATGGCGTAAATAACCAAATACCAGCCCCTTGAAACTTTCGCCATAATGAGGGCAAAGGGGGCAATTGTAAAGGCTGCTGTGGCCATTACTGCCAGCCAAAAGTTTTCTTTAACCACGGACATAATACCAAACATATTCGGCACTGATACCGCCATTGAAAGCGCCAAAGTAACCCAAAGGAACGCCGGATGTGCTTGGCTTTCTTGCGGCTCGACTACTGAAATTTCAGTTTCAAGGAAGCCCCCCGCCACATTTGACGAGGGGTTCTCTACCTTATCATTATCACATGCTTCATTCGCTACGCGTTCGCGTAACGGCCTTACTATGTTACCACTGTAAAGGGCTTCAACCTGCAACACCTCGTCCGGTGTGCATATTCTTCGAGCGTTGAACGCGTAACCGAAATTGCGCTTCCATCTTGATTGAAATGCGCGTTCGTTCGCTCCCATACGCATGCGCAACTGTGCGCCCGTTTCACCGGACGCATTCGTTTCGCCTTGTGCGTGTTCGCTATGTACGTTCGCGTTAATCATGTTGCAAATGTGCGGCACATTTTTAATACCGCAAAATATTTAGTGAATTTATTTTCACTTTATTTTTTCCGTGTACATTTGTGCATGATAAAAAACAATATGACGCCAGCCGAAGCCTGGAATGATTTTTTTGCGTGGGCTATGTCGCCGGAAATTAAGCCTACATTCAAAGTTAAAGAGCGGCACTACCTAAACAAAACAAACTGCGATGTACAGCGGAACAAGTGCGGGATACGGCGCATAAAAAATGCACTTGCACAATATGGACAAGGGCGCTATGTTTGGAGAGAACGATTTGAGGTGGATGTGTTTAAATAAAAATGCCCTGGTTCCGTCTAGCCAACGGATTACAGGGCAAAGCTGGTTCCGACGTCACCTATCGGATTGCAGCTTACTATTTCTTACTTTGTTAGACATCGCACCATTTTGAAAAGTTCCATCTTTCGCTAATCGAAAATGCGCTATCAGGAACTACCTTTGCGTGGGCATAGTACACGCGCATATTTTTATATCGTTGGCTGACTTTGATGTAATCACTACGCACGTCTTTGTAATCGACGCCAGCAATTGCGGAAAACTCATCCGCTTCTTTTTTTAGGCGTTCAATGATTTCGTGTACATTAGATGTGCTGTCAACGGCTGAATATCCTACAATCTGAAAAATAATGTTTTCGGTAGGCGAATAAAATAGATTGTTCATGTCGATGTTTTTTTACCGCTTACCGTGTAGCTTCGTAGAACCTTAACAGCCCATCCACTACTTCCCGGTAAGCGCTTGATTTCGTGAATGACCGCGCGTTTTTGTAATGTAGCATCTCTGCTACTTTCGCGTTGTCGAGATTGTGGATTTTTTTAAACTCCTTCCACTCGGCGTTTGTTTCTTGCCATGTTTTCATTATGTTGGCTTTATCTTTTCCCAAAGATCCATTTTAACCTGTAACACCTCATCCGGTGTGCAGTGCTTTAGCTCTGCTTCATTGATGAGTTTCTCGCGTTCAGGTTGAGACAGTCCACGTGGCGTATATTGATCGTACACACCACTCCATCTGCGTTTGCCCTTAGCGCGCACATGTACACTTCTAGACCAATACGGCTCATTACTGCTCCATTCTATTGATACTGATACAGATATTAGGACAGAGCTACCGTCAGCGCGTTTGAATATTTTTTCGTGATTCATGGTATCTACTTTAATTTCACCTTCGAAATTCGATCAAAGTCAGAAAGAGGCATGTGCCAAGTTTGTCCGATATATTCAGCACCAAGTTCGCTTGTAGCAGAAACTTCTACCTGAACCTCAAGCGGCAAATCTTCTGGCGTTCCGTGGTGCAATCCAAACAAATGTCCATTTTTGCAAGGGCCGTCGTATGCAACGAATGAATTGTGCGGGAATTGCTTGCATGTTAGTATTACGTGCATAATATCAATTTTTAGTGGTTAGGAATTGCCTACTCTATTCGCTTTTCGGCTACCGCGTTGTCTTATTGACCTTACAAAGGTACGCTAAGGTAGTATATACTACCAAATAAAACGAGAACTATTTTTGAGTATTAACAAAACATGCCTTTACGCTGGTTCAATGACAATGTGCCGCCCGCCATTTTTCATAAACAGCGCGTATTCCTCCCTGCTCATAAACTCATAGTTGAACGGAGCCTCTGAAAATTCGGCTATTATTTGCTCCTCGAACTCGTTGATAAAATCCTTGTCGGTTAACGACGTGCTGCTATCTGGCACGGTGAAGTTCCCGAACGGCGTTTGCATGATGACCGGGTTATACTTCATTTTCATTCCGTTGTGAATCTCAGTCGTGTCTCTTACGGGCCTGAATGTGTCACCGTCAAGAACCTGAAACCGTTTGCCGCAGGTTAAAAGGATCGTGTGAAGAACATGCCCGAAGTAGTATTTGTACCTGGTGCTGGTATAGCCCCGGCGCACATCTTCAATTGTTGCTTTGTGCCAGCCGTCCGAAAGGGTGCGAATAGCCGCAGCAAGTCCTTCTCTGGTGTCTGGCGTTACTTTGCCTTCGATGGTATCAAAAGATACGATGGTGGTGGTCATAATGCGCGGTTAAAATTCTCGTTTTATCCACTGCCCTTTTTCAAGCCGTACCGCGATAAACTTAAACGGTAGAATTGTGGCGGCAACTTTGATCTTTACAAGTGCGTCGTCAGTCCAAAAACCTTTTACCTCATGTATCTCAATTTCGCCGCTAGATAGCATTACCATGAAGTCCGGGCTATAAAAACACTTGTCGGCTAATCGAATGTTTATAGGCTCGAAAGCATACCAAGCCACTTCGCCAGTGTGTTTCCTTCCATCCAAAACAGCAGCATACGCGGCTTCTGTTTTGTTCATCTTGCCCGCTTTCATGCGACCAAGCGCTTGCGTTTTAGCTTGCGGCGTTTCCGCTTCCATTCTTTTCAAAACAGCTTGCTTATGCTTCGCGCCTTTTTCAATAGCAGCTTTTAACTGCTTTGTGGTAGGGGCTTTGCCGTACTCTGCGAGGAACTCAGCGCTTGTCATACCCCAACACTTTTAAACGTCTTGATCTTGCCACTAAACCCAGCCTGGCAATAGTCATCATAAATTTTCAAAGCAGCCGCGATATTCACAGGCGTATTCCTTTTTATTTTACCCATCAAAAAAGCCCGGTTATCCGTACCGCGCCCCTCTTTTTCTGCAACCATGCAATTTATTAGGATTGCTTCGGCGCAAGCTGAAAGCCCGGCGTATTGAAGGGCGACTATACGTCGGTCAAATGAGTGTGGTATGTCGGCTCTCATTGCTTGGATTTTTTGATAATTTCGGATAGCCTGCTTTTTATTTCAAGAATCCGGTTATTTGTAGCTAATGATGCGGTGAACTCGAACAGGTCTGCACTTTCAATGTCTTTCAGTAGTGCCAAACTTTCACGCGCCACACTGATCGCCCGTGCGTCATTTTCTGAAACGCTGTTGCGAAGGTTGAAAAGAACACGGTCGATGCCGACAAGATCCGTTTCAATGATATTCAACGTTCCGTTCCCGCGTGGTCGGATGCTCCATTTTCTTATTAGTTGCATTGTTTTTAGTTTTCAGGCTTTAAAATGCGTTCCGGGTCAATGCCAAACCAATCGCAAATAGGAACCAAATCAATGCAAACAGTTCCGTACGATTGCAATCTTACGTCAACACCGGCTTCGTCAAGCATTCCGGGTATCATTTCCGTGAAGTCGGATAAGTTCCAATGGGTTATCCATGCCAAAAGCATATCGCCACTCCAAGAAAATTCTATTTCATTTTCCTGTAAAAATCTGTAAAGGTCAAGTTCTGTCATTTTTAGTAGGATTTTACGACCAACGCCCGCCTTTACGGTTCGGCTTGATCTGTTTTTTTGATGCTTCCTTTTGCCGTCTACGTTCTTCAGCGCGGCGCTGCTGTCGGGTTGGGAACTCGTTGCGCAAATCGTGTATGTATTTTGCGTGTTCATCTAATGCGGTGGAAAATTCAGGCGTTTGCATGGGAGACAAGTTTTAGTCTTCAAAAACATCGTATTTGATACAAATATCTAGGAGCGATCTGACCGCTCTGAAAGTATCTGGTCTACCTTCCCACATTACACGCTGATCGACGTATTCCATACCTGGCAATATTTTCCAGTTCCGTTTTTTAGCATTAATAACGGATCTTTTTTCTGAAAAAGTCATGATAGAATAATCCAAAGAGCTGTTGGCTATCCATGTTCCCGCCTGGTCTTCGTACTCTTTTCGCGCTTTGCGTATCGTTTCACTTAGCAGTTGTGCCATTGGTTTTGACTTTTAAAGTTCAAGTTTAGTTTGCCCCGCGTCAATCGTGGCTGGTTTATTTTTCTTGCCTTGGAACTTCCTCAAGATTCCAAAGATATATTACCTGTGCATTATCGCCGATCTTTCCGACTACTGCGTTTGAAGCGATTTTTACGCCTTCAAATTCGTCTCCGATTTTAAGCCCAAGACTTTCTATCCCAGAATCTTTATTTTCTGAAACAAGAGCTTCGTTTTTAATTATTTTGTATTTCATGTTTTGATTTTGGTTTAAAAGCCGGGCGACAACGCGCCGCCCGGCGAACGGGAAAATTTGCGAAAAACCCGTTAGAACATTTTTAGTTGGTTCTTTTTCTTTTCCTCTGCCTTGCAGTTTTTAACTGCCTCATCAAAATAGGACTTTTTCAATTCAAAACCGATTGCCTTTCTTCCAAGCTCAACAGATTTAACAAGTTCACTTCCAATGCCACCGAACGGGGTCAAAACAGTATCGCCAGGGTTTGAGTAAAGAACAACCAACCTTTCAATTGTCGGCAGCTGGAGAGGGCATATGTGAGCCTCGTCGGCATCTTCACGGCCTGATCTTGCGTTCATTGTGTCGCCGTAGTCAATGTCCATCCAAACGGGAGAAGCGTACTTTTGCCAAGTGTCAACGGATATTTCACAGCGAACAGGGTCGGAGCGGTCGCCATCTTTTCTGAAAACAAGCACATAGTCAGGTATTCCGACGCGGCTCATTGTGCTGTCCTTTTTCACCTGCTTGTGAAGTAATCCAAGCGCCTTTGTGCGCTGCATTTCAGTAACAGGGTTTTTCCAGATTGTAACGCGGGAATGGTAAACAAATCCGGCTTCATCAAACGCCTTCAAAATCATTCCTGAAAAGTCACGAAGCCCGATAAAGCCCTCTTTGCCTTTTTGGATTGGCAAGTCCATGCAATGAACCGCAACATTACGACCTGACTTCAATACCCTGTGAAGCTCTTTTGCAAGGAATGTAAAAGCGTATGTGAACTCATTATAATCCTTTGAGTTGCCCATATCTTCAACCTGATCGGAGTATGTGTATAGCGACGCGAATGGCGGAGAAAACACCGAAAACCCGATGCTTTCATCTTCAACGTCTTGAATCAGTTGCACACAATCACCAAGGCGCATTTCCCAATCTTCGCCTTTCACGGCTTCAAACTGGCGATCTGTTTTTAGTACAGCATCAACGCCGATACTTTCAAGCGAATGCTGCGATAGTTCCTTTTGCATGTTTTCAAATTGCTTTTGTTTGTTCTGAATTACCTGGATTACATTTTGCATCGTATCGGTAGTTACGATGTAGATATTCACCTCGTTTTTTTGGCCGAAACGATACGAACGGCGGATAGACTGATAAAGGCTTTCAAAACTGAAATCAAGACTTGCAAAAATTTGATTGTGACAGTTCTGGAAATTCAACCCGTACTGCGCGATCTTTGATTTTGTGATAAGCACCCGGTGTTTACCGTCTGCAAACTCAAGCAGCGTATCCTCTTTGTATTTTATTGAATCGTTCCCGCGAACTTCAACGGCATCAGGTATCAATCTTTTCAGGTAGTCGCCTTCGTCATTGTGCTTTATCCAAATTATGAATGTTTCATCTGAATTATTCACGATTTCAACAACCTCCGACATCCGCTCAACCTTAGTTAGTCGAAGTTCGCCGTTAAAATCGGTTGCTGAAACAGCCACATCGTTAAACAGGGTGCCGTTGTCTCGCTTTGATGTTACGATCTGCTTTTCAATGTAATTCAAAGATGGGAGGTCGTAACCGTCCGCTGAAAATCCAATGTCTGAAGGCTTGGTGAGCATTACCGCCCACGATGCTACCCATTTCCAGAAAATCTTTTCGCTGTGGCCTTTTAGCCTCCATTTTGCGGTTTCGCCGCCATCGTGAACGAAGTACATTGCCAGCATTTCATTGCGCGGCATGATATTCAGGAACTCGCTATGGTTTCCAAGCTCCATAAAATCGTTGGGCGATGGTGTTGCGGTACACGCTAATTTGTATGGCGTGTACTGGAACTTATCAATAACCAGGTTTTTTGTAGCGCCTTCGTGGTTTTTGATAATACCGGATTCGTCAAGCACAATGCCGGAAAACAAATCCGGGTTAACATTGTCAAGCTGATCGTAGTTTGTGATATAAATTGTAGATTGAAGTTTAACGGTTTCGTTAACAACAAATCGCTGAACTTTAATGCCAAACTTTTCACCCTCTTTTATGGTCTGGCCGGCAACAGCTAAAGGGCAAAGAATTAGTACGGGTTTTCCGGTGTGCTTTGAAACATGGTGCGCCCATTCTAATTGCATCAAAGTTTTACCTAGTCCGCAATCTGCAAACACCGCATACTTGCCCATTTTTAGGGCTTTTGCCACGATGTACCGTTGGAAGTCGAAAAGGTTTTTATTTAGCTGTGATTCGTCAACCGTGAACCCGGCCTCCGTTACTCGCTGAACTTTTGATTTAAGAAACTCTTTGTACTGCGTTAAATCGCTCATTTTGTCGCAAATTTTTACAAAAAAGAATGCCCTGATCGGTCTGGCAGCAGTGGTTTAGTCTGCGAGGCGCGAAGTGAACGCCTACCAGCCCGATCAGGGCATCTATGATTTCTTACTTCTTTTTAAGATCAGGGAACCACCCACTGAAATAATTATAGGTCAAAGATATGTAGGATTTTTGATTGCGCAAGGGGTTGGTGAAATTATTTTCAAAAAGGTATCGGATCGCTATTGGTTGGCCGTGCGCTGATTGGCACGGTAAAATCCGTGGGCGGTGATGTTGGCTTAGATTCAAAACTTCCAGCCTTGTTTTTAAAGCCACGGATGGGGTTAAAATCACACAAAACCGTTTCAATCGGCCCGTTTCGCTGCTTTGCAACTATCCATTCCGCAACCCCAACCAGACTATTACCTTGCTCATCTTCTAACACACCGTAATATTCCGGCCTGTGCAGAAATACTACCCCCGCCGCGTCTTGCTCCAAGCTGCCAGAATCGCGCAAATCGCTCAACTGCGGCCTTTTCGAGCCGCCGCGCTTCTCTACATCCCTTGAAAGCTGTGATAATGCAATGACGGGTATTTTTAGGCGGTTTGCCAATCTTACAAGTGCGCCAGAAATTGATCCTACACTATCGTTTTTCGTGTTGTGGTTTCCGGTTGCTACCATCAATTGCAAGTAGTCAATAATTAGAAACTGCAAATTTCCTTGGTGGTGCGCCGATATTGCCGCCGCTTCAATCTCTGAAACGGTGTATAGCCCGTTCACTATCTTGATCCTTTCTTCGATTGAGGCCGTTTCTGAAATTGCGTTTCCGACAATCTTCGGATCAAGCGTTGACCAATCGCCCCGCGCATTGATTCCGTGCCGGATACCAAGCAGCCTTTTCAAAAGCGAGGCCCCGGACATTTCAAGCGATACGAACAACCCTTTCGCGCCAATGTCGTAGAAATGAGAAAGCAAGTTTAGGGCGGCTTGGCTTTTCCCCATCGAAGGGCGAGCGGCCAATAACCAAAGGTCGCCCGGCACAAAGTCGTGAATCACGCTTTGCAATTCAATCAGGTGCGGCGTTGTGATGTGCCGCTTTTCGTTGCCGTCTAACTTGTCGCTACCCCATGTCATAAACTCATCAGCGGGGGAGGTCGTTGACACGGCCCCGTTAAGCCCTAGCTTATCCCTGGTCGCCTCAACTTCGCCGCGCATGGCTATTGCACCGCCTGACATTGCGCCCTCGTTTACGCCCTGCATTAGCGCCGTTGCTTCGCCCCAAATTTGGTATTGATCCCACCATTCAGAAATTGCCCATGCCAAATCTATGTCCGTGTCATTTGCAGCGTAAAACGAAACATCTACCCCACACTTTTGCTGTATTGTCAGCGGGCTATACCGTCCAAATTGTGCAAACTGTGCAAGTATTTCGGCGAAGGCTGGCGCAAGTTTGCCGGAAAATGAAAGCGGAACGGCGCGAAGCTCTCCAATGCGCTGCGATACGTTGAATGGCTCCCTAAGCAGCGCACCCATTAATATTTCCTCGCACCTGGTGAGGCGGTCGCGGGGTATTGATGAAAAAAATGGCTGTTGCATTTGGTTTACTTTGTCGCAATTACAAAAGACTGATTCATTATTTCTCGCAGGGGTTCGTCACGTCCTACGTTTAACTTTTCACGCATTGATTTTTTTGCGGTATCAATGCACCCGCCGCTTTCCTCTATTTCACGCTCCCAACGTGCTACCATTATCGAAATAATCTCTTTGTGTTGTGCCTCTACTTGGTTAGCGTACTGCTGCTGCTGGTAATCTCGCAAGGCAATCAAGAAACCAAGTACCCGGTATCCTCGTGGAGGGATAAACCAAATATGGTTAACTATTCCGGTTTCAACTACCCTGCGAAAAAGTGAAATGTCGTGTTCGCTTATCGGCGTGGATATTATTTCAGGGTTGCTATTGAACGCTGCCGCTATCAATGTTTGATCCGATAGCGTTCCAAATTGCTGTCCTACTTCGCGCAATCTTGAAAGTAGTATTCTAACTGCCGGGATCATTCGTAGAAGGTTTGAACAGGCCGTACAGCCTTGGGTGCAACATACGCGGCGGCGTTATCCTGCTGCTGGAATTTCCCGGTGTTTGGTTTTGCCGCTTGCTCCCTGTCAAACTTATTTTGAGTTTGCAGCCATTTCGTAAGCCCGTTTTTGAACATCCTGGCAGGGTCGCCGAAAAAAAGCACCTGTTTGCCCGGCTCTACGGAATTTGCGTAACACCCGCAAAAGTCAATAATTCTGGCGCTAAGATCATCTGGCGTTAATTTTCGGCGGGCTGCGTCGTAGGCCCATTTTACCGTTTCCGAATTTTCAGCGCACCAGACCTCGATCAACTTGCCCGCGTCAATGGCGTTATCTGCAAGCGGGTTAGAGATGCGGCGCGTTAATGCTTCGGCCGCTGTTTCGCGCGTTGTCTGCTCCAAACTTAGCCCCTCTACGGTCGTAACCAATGCGCCGGGTAGTGTTTGCCCGTCAACTGCTGTAACTACGTGCGTAGGGGATTCTTTTGTGTAGCACCCCATGCGGGCGCACTTGCCACCTTCCCAGAAATCACCGGGGCCGCATGAATGATGACAAGAAACTTTTTCTTTTTTCGCTTCGTAGTTTGGGCCGTCGCGTCTGACAACACCGTTTTTCAATTCGTCGGCTTCTTCTGAAATATCGGAACCCGGAAAAGAGGGGGC